GTGGCGGCCGCCGCCGATGTCTTCGCCGATAGCGGTGCCTTCGAGCGCAAAGCTGCAGGCAGCCAGGGCCAGATTGCCGGCGCCTGCACTGCACAGTGCGATGGCGCTGGCTGCGGCGGCAAGGGGGTGGGTGCGGTGTTTTTGGGCCATAGCCGCCATGGTCGGCGGCTGCGGCCTTGTGGTCTTTTAGCGGGCGCTAGTGATTGCCTAGCGGCCCAGCAGCCAGTCCCGTGTGATGGTTTGGATCTCGCGCTCGTCCTCGGTGCTGATGCCCAGGAATGGCCGGGCGGGCATGACGGCTTCGTGCGCAGGAATGGTAACGGCCATGCTGCGCTGGGCCTTTTTCTTTTTCACGAAAAGGCGCTCTGTGCTGCCCGCGCCAAAGTGCACGGTGCTTTGGCGGGCTGGCTGCTCAATGGTGCCACCATGCTGGTGGATGGCCGCATAGACACTGTTGCTGCCCCAGCGCACCGCATCATTGCCCACCGGCTGCCAGTGGATGCGGCGCAGGTAGCCGTCCAAAGTGAGCACCTTGTCTTTGTTTTTCTTTTTGCGCTTGAGGTAGCGCGGGGTGAGCGCCTGCCATGCGGTGCCATCGGGGCCGGACTGGCTTTTGAAGCGGGCCTCTGTGCTGCTTTGCCCGTATTCGCCCAGCTGGGCCAGCAGCTCGGCGGGGTTCTCCAGCCGCGCTTGAATTTGCCCCAGCACGTCGGGGCCAACCATGGATAAATCAACGCGGATGTGGGTGCCTGCCATTTTTGGGCTCCTGTGCTTACAATGTGATCAACTCATCGGGGGAGAAGGCCGCGCCAGGCCCACCGACCCTACCCCCGGAGGAGCCCAGCAAGTGGCGCTTTGCTGGGCTCGCCGTTTCAGCTGCGTGCATATACCTGCACGCCCACGCGCCACTCTTCGGCGCTGCCGCTCGCACCCTGAAACAGGGTGACACCGGCCCAGCCGTCATCCCCCAGCTCAAACACTGCCAGCGCTGGCAGCGCTTGGCCTTGCACCGCAAACTGTGCGATGTAGCGGCGGCGCACCACTGCCTTTTGCAGGGTGTAGAGCCACTCCAGCCGCACCCAGATTTCGTCCGGGTGGAGCAGCGCTTGGGCCAGCAGCGGCAAAAAGGTTTCACGGCCACGCTTGGTGACCTTCCACTCGCCTTGCGCCGTCTGGAACAGCTCTTTACCCACGACCAGCCGCTCACCCACTGCATCGCGCACGATGGCGGGCTGCTCCAGCGTGGCCCCCAGCGGCTGCAGGAATGCCTGCACATAGGCTTCGGGGGCCAGCCCTTGGGGCAACAGCGCATCGCTGGTGACGGGGCGTGGCGGCGGCAGTGGTGCCAATGGGCGGGTATTGGGCAGCCCTTGGCCGCCCGCGCTGCCCGGCACGGGTGGGTCTGGCCGCTCAGGCGGTATGGCGCTGCGCAGGCGGCAGCTGCCGGGTGCGTACTCAAAGCCGGGGCCAACGCCTTCGGGCACCTGCACCGTGCGCGGGCCGTTGGGACTGTTTTTGCCAATGGTGTGCTCGACAAGGCGGATCTCGGGCGCGGTATCTGGCCCGCTCTTGCCCAGGCGCTGCAGATCGCGTGGCCACAGGCCGCGCACCTTGCACTGGCAGCCCCAGTCGTTGGGCGGGAAGTGAATGCGCCACCACGGGTCTTCACGCAGCAGCACCAGGCCATCCCACGCGACGTGCTGCATGCGTGGGTGCTCGACCCAGTCGCTGTGCTCGTACTGCCAGTACGGCGCGGCCTGCAGCTGCTGCCAGCGGCCAGCGGCGTAGCTGGTGGACAGGTTGGTGTCATAGATGACGCGGCTGCGCCAGTTGCGCCCGCCGTTGTAGTCCCAGCCGTGCTTGGCGACGATGGCATCGAAGTCCTTGCGGAAGGTCTCCAGCGTAGTGCCCTCGGAGATGGCTTTTTCTACAGCCGCCCGAAAGTCCGTGACGATGTCGTTGCGGTTGGCCCCAGCCACGACGAACGCCCAGTCATGCTCGTGGGTGTAGATGTCTGTCCAACTGGTGGTGGGCAGGTTGAGCTTGCGCTGAAAAAAAGCCTGCTGCTCCTTGAACGGAAAACTGCCATACGCGGCGGCGGGTGGGCTAGTGGCCATAGCCAGCCGCCTCCTGCAGCACGTCATGGCGGCCTGCCAACTCGGCCGTAGCCAGCGCATCGGCCAAGGCACTGGCGTACTGATCCAGCGTCATATCGGGCAGCAGCTGCTCCAGCCCATCGCGGATGTCTTGCAGGCTGGTGGCCCGCATCACCAGCTCGCGCAGTTGGGCCACCCAGCCGCCCGCTGCCGGGTCAGCCTGGCGGGCCAGCTGGGGCAGCATGGCCCCGGCCACGGTGCGCGGCTGAGATGGGGCTGTCTGTGCGGTCAGCGCGGCGGCGGCCGCAGGTGGAGTGCCGGGCACAGCAGGCGCGGCATGGGCAGCTATGGTAGTTGGGGCTGGGGTCAGCACCTCTTCGCCTGCTTGCGGCAGCGGAATGCCCAGACGGCGGTTGGCCCAGGTTTTGGGCACTTGCACGCCAACAGCCACCAGCTTGGGCAGAGCGTTGGACATGGACTCCATGTCCTCGGTTTCGTCGGCCGTCAGCCGCATGCGTGGGCAGCGCTTGATACCACCCGGCGCCAGGCCATTGAGCGTGGCCATGGCGTAGACCAGGTCGCGGGTCAAGGTGGTGTTGAGCTGGCGCAAGTCGCCGTCGCGCAGGTCTTTGCGCACCTCGTTGTGCACATTGCCCAAGGCGTTGGTGCTGCTTTTGCCATCGGCCCCGCTGGTGAGCGTGCCGCCCAGGATGACCTTGGACTGGTTGCGCTCACACCAGCTGATCATCAGCTCAAAGGCTTTGGGGTCACCCGTGGCAGCATCCTTGAAGTCGATGAGCATGCCGTCGGGGATGATGCCCGCCGCGTTGTGGCCAATGCCCACCAGGGCACGCAGCAAGGTGGCTTTTTCCTTCTCAGTGGCATTGGCCGGGTATTTGCCCAGCCGCACAGGGATGCCATAAATCTCCAGAAACTCGGCCAGGTCGCCCACGGAGTAGTTTTTGAACAGGTACGTCCACACCAGCTGGCGAAACAGCGCCGTGCGCTCCAGGTAGCCGGATTTGGCCTTGTGGATGTGGGTGATCCAGTTGAACGGACGCAGCACCTCGCCCTGAATGCCGTCAGCGTCTGCGGTGTTGGAGCGCAGGCGCAGCTCCTGCCGGTAGCCACGGTGCAGCTGGAACCAGCTTTGCGGCCGGTGCGTGACGGTTTTGGGCAGCCACAGCTTGCCCTCACGGTGCCATTCCATTTCAAGGCATGCAAAGCCTTTTCCGATCGCGTCGGTGGCGTCAAAGATCACGTCTTCAAAGTCGGGGATAGCCTGCACCAGCTCGCCCAGTTGCTCGGCGTTGCGCTTTTCCAAGGCGCTGGCGCCCTCGGGCGGCACGACCTCCCAGTCCACGATGCAGGCGCGGCGGCGCTTGCCCATCTCGCTGGCAATGTGGCCGTCCTTCTCTTCCATGTCTTCAAACAGGTCGAACTGGGCCGTGAGGTCACCTTGCTCGGCCGCGTCCAGGATGGTGGCCAGTTTGCTGGGGGTGAGACCGCGTGTGGGGTGGGACTGCAGCTCACGCTGCAGGTGGCCCAGCTGGGAGGTTTGCGGGGTGCGGATGTCATCCATCTCAATCGGCTGGCCATCGGCCCCCAAAATCATGCTTTTTGCCATGTGGGCACCTCGTGAAGGGGATTGCGCCAGCGCATTGCATGGCTGCAAGGCGCGGCAAGGCGTTTACGGGCGTTTACAAGGCCGCAAACACAACAAACCGTGGGCGTTGCATACCCTCGGCCTAAAAATCGCTTAAATCGCCGGATTTCGGCAGCTGGGTGTTGCGGCATCACCAGCCCTCGGCCTCGGGCATGGCCCAGTCGTTGTCATCCACGGCGCTGGGGTCGGCCCGGTGGTCAAAGCCACGGGCGTGGGTGGGCACGGGGATATAGTCGATGGGAATAATCTTGAGCTTGGCCGCCGCATGGGCGTACACGCAGGCCATGGCGCGGTCGCCGTGGCTGTCGCCTTCGGTCTTGCCCTCCGGGATGCGCGCCACCCCGCGCACCAGCCTGAAGGCGCGGTGGTCTTGCAGCAGGCCATCGTGCTTGGGCAGCGTGATTGTGCCGTCTTCAAACGCGGCCTTGTAACCGGGCATGTTGTCGCGGTACCAGCCCTCGGTGGGCATGAGCTTGAGCACCATGGCCCCATAGCGGTCTTCGGCGGATTCACCGATGTAGGAACCATTGCCCCGGCTGTCAATGACGATGCCCGAGCAACGGGGCAACGCATCACAAATGGCGAACAGCACCTGCTCTTGCTGCTTGTAGGGGACGTTTTTCAGCTCGACCAGGAACGGCACACGCTCATGCAGGTTGGCTGCCACCTCCACCGGTGCCAGCACAGACAGGTCGCCCGTGCGCGCAAAGTCCATGCCCAGCGCGTGGCGCAGCTCGGGGGTGAGTTTCTTGAGCAGGGGCCGCAGCGTTTCGTCGATCCAGTCCTGCATGAGTGCTTTGCGCACTTCCGGGCTGGACTGGTTGAATGCTTTGGTGCCCGTAAAGCGGATGACGGGTGCCTCCACCATGCGGCTTTCCACCTGCACGCGGGTGAGCCAGGCACCACCGCCCTGGGCGGGAATGCAAAACAGCTCTTCGCCCTCGTTGGGGCGGTAGCGGTTGATGATTTCTTGCCGCCACTGGGCCTCGCCCTCGCGGCTCCAGGGCCGCTTGCTGACCGCACAGATCTTGCGGTATAGGCCATCACGCAGGGCGTCGTCAAAGTCCACGCGGTGCAGGCTGTAGGGGTAGCGGCCTGCGCGCACATCGGTAATCAGTTCGTTGAACGGGTTGTCCTCGCCGTTGTGGGTGCTGATGATGCGGATTTGCCCGCCCCACATGGTCATGGCCATGGCGGCCTTGAGCAGCTCTTTGATGTCGTCCACAAAGGCGGCTTCGTCAATCACCAGCCGTTCACCGGGGCGCCCCTTGGAGCGCAGGTTGCGTGGGTTGCTGGTGAAGGCCTGAATCTTGTGGCCGCTGTCGAAGTGGATGCTGTAGCTGAGGATTTGCTTGTCTTCCTCTTCCAGCACCGACTCTTGAATCTGGCTGGCGGCCGCATTGAAGGCCTTGGCCCAGCCGGCACAGTCCTGGATGAAGCCTTGGGTCATCTCCTTGTTGTAGGAGATGTAGTAGACGTTGGCCCCCTCGGCGCTGGCGGCATACAGCACGTCGTCGGCCGCCTCGGCATAGCTTAGACCGATGCGGCGTGACTTTTCCATGATCTTGACGGGTGCCATGTCTTCCACCCACTTGACCTGGTAGGCCATGAAGATGGCCTGGCTCAGCTCCGTAGGCTCTGGCGCTTGCAGCTCGGGGGTGACCTGCTCCATCACATGGTCCCCATGATGGCGGCGCGCAACGCTGCCACCCCGTTGGCGGACAAGCCAGCGGCCTTGGCCGTGGTTTCTGCGGTGGCGGCGGCGTCTTCCAGCGCTTTCTTGCGTGCCTCGGCCTCTACCTTGGCCTGGAATTGCTTCAAGTTGACGCTGGAGCGGGTGAGCGTGGCAATGTTCTTGGCCGCTTTGCTGAGCAAGGTGACGCGCTGGCCGGGGTCGGCCTCGGGGTCGTCGGCTTCTTGCAGCAGCAAGATGGCGTCAAACAGCTCGGTCTGCACCATGGCAACCAGGGCTTCAGAGCGGGCGTCTTCGTCGTCACCAGCATGCTGGCGAATCAGGCGTGCGGCTTCGGTGCTGGCCCGGATGGCGTTCAAGCGCCGATCCAGCTTGGCGCCGTAGCGGTGCAAGGCCGAGCGGCTGGGCAGTTCGCCCTTGCTGGCCTCGGTGGGAAAGCGCTCTTGCAGGTCTGCAATCAACGCATCCAGCGTCTGACTGCCTGTGGCCAGCATGGCCTGAATGTAGGCCTTGACGTCAGGACTCATGCGGTCGATGGAGCTTTTGCGGCCCATGGCTCAGCCCGCCCAGTACTTCTGGGGCCGGGCAATGCCAGGCTCGCAGTCGATGGTGTATTCGGCAATGTCTACGCCATTGCGGGTCAGCTCTGCATGCCAGGGGCCGCTGGGGTCTTTGCGCAGCTTGACCAGGTCACGGTCGCCCAGATAGTCCAGCTCACGGCGCAGCTCCAAAGGGCTGGCGTCGGGGTAGATGGACTGGGCCACGGACAGGATGGGCGACTCCTGCGCGCCACAAGGGCGGGCATTGTTCAGTGTGAGCAAGATGAGCCAGCGCAGGCTCTCGCGGCGGACTTTGGCGTGGTCAATGTGCATGGCTTACCCTCTGTTGTTCTGGATGCTGGCAACGCGCAGCTGGGCGTTTTCGAGCTTGACGGCCACAGCGTCCAGCTTGGCTTCAATGACGCTTTGACCCCGGATGTAGTCTTCGCGGCGCACGTACTGCAGCGGCAGGTCGGCCCGCAGCTGCAGCATTTCGCGCTCAAGGCGCTGCCACTGCGCGGCCTCTTGTTTGTTGGTCTGCTCCATGCTGTCCAAGCGCGAGAGCAGTTGCAGGTGTGCAGCGTCCTGGTGCTTTTGGGCTTGCATCAGCCCAAACTTGAGCAGGCCCACCACCACACCAAGCCCCGAGAGCAGCAGGCCTACCAGCTGCCAAAAATCAATCTGCAGGCTCACAAGAACCGTCCTTTCATGCGCTCTTGGGCGCTTTGGCACTTCACGCAGCGCGTGCACCCTGGCACCGCCCAGCGGCGTGCTTGTGGAATTGGCTGCTCACAGTCCTGGCATTCGGTGGCTGAATCGGTCATGGCTTTGCCCTGCAAGCCCGCCCTTGTGGCCTGGCGGCGCAAGGCGGTATCGCGCTGGCGTGCCTCCAGGTCTTGGGCGCGGTCGATGTCGTCAGTCACTGGGCGGCTCCTGCGGCTGGCACGGTGCAGACACGGCTGTGCCATTGCTGGAGGCCGAGGACTTGGTCTCGGAGGCGGTCAGCGTCTGCTGCCAGCACTGTGTATCTGTGGCTGCACGTGCCGAGTAGCTCTCGGGCGGTGGTGGCTTCGCGAGTGCAGGCGGCAAGGCCGGTGTCGTCAACGGTAAAAGGCTTGGGTCTGCTGTTAAGCCGCTTGATTTCTGCGCGCAGGCTGCGCTCAGTAGCGGCAGCAAGAGCAAAGCGCTTTTCAGTAGTTGCTTGGCGTTGTGCTTGTTCATCGGCCACTTTCTCGGCCGCACGCTGGCGCACGGCGTTGGCCTGGCCGGTGGCCAGATTGCGTTGGTAGGTTTCGGCGTTCCAGGCTTGCTGCACACGGGCAGCGCCTTGTGCATCGCCTTTGGCGATCAGATGGCCTTGGTAGCTGTGCACGCCCCAGACCAGGGCGGCCAGCGATGCTGCCCCCAGCAGCCAGTGCAGGCCCGGCTTCATAAGCCCGGCCCCCAGTGGCTGTAGCGGGGCTGCAGCTCATTCAAGATGCGGCGCGGATACTGCAGGTTCTCCCCGCAGTGCACAGCTGCGCGGCGGGCTTTCCCGCAGGCTGCGTCCACTTGCTCGCGTGTGGGCTGGGTGGCACCGGAAGCCACGGCCTCACGTTGCCAATGGCCCAGCCCGCCGTTGTAGGCACGCAGCGCCACCCACATGCGGTCGTAGCTGCTATAGCGGGTGGGCGTGCGGTCGTAGAGGTATTTGTTGTAGCCCACCAGGGCACGCAAGGCCCAGGCAGGGTTGTGCGGCAGGCAGGCTGCGGGGGCAATCTTGTTCAGGTCACACCACCAGCTGGCGGTGGCGGGCATGAACTGGGCCAGGCCCCCAGCGCCTACGCGGCTGATGGCCTCTGGCTTCCAGGCAGATTCTTGGTGTACCTGTGCGGCAAAGACGGCCACGGGTGCATCCAAGCCCCACACGCTGTGTGCGGTGCGCACCAGCTGGGCACGGTATTGCTGGGCTGCGGCTGGCACCTGGGCCTGCACAGGCTGAGCGCAGGTGCTGAGCACAGCACCTGTCAGCGCTGCAGCAGCCAGCAGCCAGGCACGCATGGAACGGGCGCGCATGGCTTATCCCCCCATGCTGACCGCAATCATTGCGGCCGCGATGATGACGGCCCGGCGCAGCATGCAGCCCAGCATGAAGTGCAGCGGTGCCGGGTCAATGGGGCCGCAGGTGGCGGTCATGACCTCGTCCAGCGGGATGCGTTGCCCGTCGCCTGCGAGGATGTAGCCGCGCTCCTGGTCTTCTTGCGTGATCTCGATGCCGTCCAGGTCCCAAAGGGTGCGCAGCGCACGGGTGTCGGGGCGTGCATAGGGAAAGACTTTGCGGTCAATCCAGTACCCGGACACAGCGGCCACAGCGATCAGGTTGAGCTTGTACAGGCTGACGGGGATTTGCTGCGGCGCGATGAAAAACACCGCCAGCGACAGCAGCGCTGCAATCAGCCACCAGCTGGTCAGTCTGGGCAGCTTGGATTCGGACACGGGGGCAGGGGCCATGGCGTACTCCATAAAAGACTTTCGGTCTGAAAGCCTTTACTGTGAAGCGCCGCATGCCTGCGGTCTTTTACCCCGCGTTACTAAAACAAAACGGCCAATTTGGCCGTTTTCAAATCCGCCAAATTGGCAGATTCCAGCGTGTCATCGTCGTGGGTGACAAGCTCAAGGAATGCACTGGCTCGCCAGTGAGTGCCAGCTCATCAATCTGTTCATCATCCAGAACCAGCATTTCAAACAGCTTGGACTGTGAATCGACTGATTTCAAAAGCGTCGACGTCGACGCTTTTGAGAACTTCAACGCCGATTGCATGAATTTCTGTGCCACGCGGGTTTCAATGCCCAGTGCTTTTGACCTGGGTGCTTAAAACCGCCAAATTGGCGGATTTGGCGGTCTTTGCCGCTGACTGCATAAAGCGTTGTTCTCAGGAACGTCACAATGCCAAGCCGTGCGCGACGGCTGGCAATGATCGCGGCCAGTGTGGCCAAGCCAAAAAAAACGATAAAGCCCAGTAGTTCCATGGTTTGCCCCCCCGGCGCTTATGCGCCTATTTCTTCGTGCATTTTGATTTCGCTTCGTTCAATGATCGTCTCACAGTAGCGGCGTGCACGAAATACCTCCCCGTCAGTCAGTTCAAGCACGCGGCTGGTGCCGAACGTGGTCTCCATCCACTTCACCACTGTCTGCTCTTTGCCGGTGCGGCGCATCAGCCGCAGCAGCTCCCTCCGGTCCACCGTGAGGCGCTGCTTTTTTTCAGTCTGCACTACTGGCCGGTTTTGAATGTGCAGGGTCACCTGGTTGACCACCACCGGGCCGCCTGCCTGGCCTATCTGTACATTGCCTTTGCCTACATCAGCCATGGTCATGCCAGTGCCCATATTTGCGGCCTCTGCTGCAGGCGTAAGTCCTTGCACTGGTGGTGGCGGGGGTGGCGGTTCTGTCTGTGGGGCCGGGCCATTGTTTAACACGTACCTCACTGCGGTTCGCAGCTTTTTTTTGAACCATTGCCACATTTCACACACTCCCTGCCGTGACCCGGCCTTTGTTGTTATTGCCCGATTACTGCCCTTGCTTGACTTTCACCCTCGCGCCTTGGCCCACCTGCACGTTGCCATCGCCCACATGCGACATCGTCATGCCGCCTGGCGCCCCCGACGCTAATGCCGCGATGGCGGCCTTGCGCACGGCAGGCGCCGCATCACGAAAGAGATGCAGCAGGGTTTGCTCTTCCATGGTGAGCTGCGGTGCTTGTGTGTCTCCGCGTTTGCCCGTAACCACATAGGCCACGTCTACGCCGGCCATGGCCACGCCTGCCAGGTATTCGGCATCTGGCGTGCGATCCCCTGCCTCGTAGTTGATCTGCGCGCGTTTTTGCACGCCGCCGATGGCGGCGAACCGTTCCTGAGAGACCTTGAGGCGCTCCCGTTCTTCGCGCAATCGTTGCCCTATGCTCATTTAGACACCAAAAAATGTATTGCAAAGGTGCACAAACGTGCACATAATGCGTTCAACAAGTTCAACAAATCACTACTAGTTAGCGCTAGTAGCTACACAAAGGGACGCAGCATGACACCCAAAACTTGCGAACAGGCCCCGGTGCTCAAAACGCGCGAACAAGTCCGCAACGAGTTCAGAAGCAAGGGCTTATCGATCTCCGCGTGGGCGGTGAAGCATGGTTTCAACCCTGCGCTGGTGACCGCCATCATCAACGATGACGATGCCAGGCCCGCACGCAAATGCCTGCGCGGCGACAGCCACAACATTGCTGTCGCGCTGGGCATCAAAAGCGGCGAGGTCTCCCGCGAGCGTCTGGTTGCCTGAGCGTCCCTATGTTGCAGCGAAATATTACAGGCAATCCGCCGGGCCAGGCGCAGCTGATGTTTGCCCAATGTCACCGCGTCACCCCCCGTACTTGCGGGTTTGAGGCAAGTCATTGCCGTCCACCAGTCCTGCCAGCTGGCACAGGTACAGCTGCCAGCTGTTCCATGCAGCGCCGTCGCGGTCTTTTCGTCCATCTGCCCGTGCCTGCAGCTCCAGCCTTTGCGCTGCATCCAGCAGGCTTTGCCGTGGCAGCTGGCGTGCCAGCTCAACCAGCAGCCAGTGCTGCGCCCATGCCTGGTCCTCGAGTGGCCGCAGGCGCTGCTGCACGGCCCGCTCGACCAGCTTTTGCATCAGTGAAGTGTCAACGCCCATATCGCCTCCATGCAGTTCGTTGGGGCCAGTGTCAAGGCGCGGTGCATTTCAGCGTGGATTTTTTTCGGAAGACATGAGGAAGGAGGAAGTTCAGATGCGCCTGCGCAATTGGAAACAGTACAGGCCCATAAGCCTGCCGGACGCCATCCGGGCCTGCAAGGACTACGCGCTGGAGAAAAAGGGGCTGTCTGTGGCCAGGATCTGCGTGTTCCTGTGCACCAACGAGGACACGTTTTACAAGTGGGCAAGCACTGGCCGCATGCCCGCTCTGGTCATCCCCCAGTTTGAGCTGATCTGTGGATGCCACTACGTGAGCGACTTTTTGTCGGCCCACGCTGGCCGCATCGTCATCCCGATGCCCAAGGGCCAAAAGGCCACGGAGTCTGCGCTGCTGGCCGTTAACCAGGCATGCGCGGACGCGGTGTCCACGCTGGCCAAGTTCTATGCCAACCCCGCCAGCGTGGACACCGGCGCGCTGTTGGCTCAGTTGCGGCAGCACCTGGAGCAGGTGGCATTCCACCACGGCAATGTCCAGCGCTACCACCAGCCAGAGCTGGAGGGTTTCAGCCATGACGACTAACGCCATCCCACTGGACGCTGTGCGCGCTGCGCTGACAGGCTGCGCCGTGAAAGCAAAGCGCGACAGACAGGGCAAGCCCACCGGGCGCGTGGCCGCATTTACGCGCTATCAGCACTTTGCGCCCTGCTGCAGCCGCAAGGGCGTGCCTGCCGACACGTTCATTCACTTTGCGGTGATGGAGCACGGCGAGCTGTCTCGCCTCGTGGATCGCGTCAGCGCTGAGCATGGCGCGGATGCCGTGCGCCACATCTGGGGCGTTGGCGTGCGTGCCCTGAAAGCAGAGATTGGTGCGGGGGTGCTTGTATGAGCGCCGGTGTCACCAAGAGCGCAGCACCCGTGCTGCAGGTCCTCGAAGCCCTGTGCGGCTTTGCCGAACAAGGCGCATCCAACAAGGACCTGGCCGACGCCTGCAAGACCACCCCCGTGCAAGTGACCCGTGCCACGCAGACGCTGATTGCTTACGGCTGGTGCCGCAAGAGCGATGAGACGGGGCGCTTTTACCCCACGGCCGCTTTTACCCGCCTGACTTTCAAGGTGTTGGACAGCTTTGACAAGGCCCAGCGGCGCCTGGAAGACCGCCGCCATTCGATGACTTCTGGTTTTTAACTGTTAACTGATTGGAGAAACCACATGGCTCGTACCCCTAACGCAGTGCTTAAACCCGTGGCCGACGTCGTGCTCAACGACCAGGCTGTTGCACGTATTGAAAGCGCACAGGAGGCGCTGGCTGTCATGGACCAGGAGGCCCAGGCCCGCGTCCGCGCTGTGGCCTTGAGTGTGGGCTATGAGGGCACATTGAGTGTGGGAGCGCTGGAAGGCGAGATTCGCTTTTATCAGCGCCGCACGGTCGAGGCCATTTTGGAAACCGGCAAGCGCTTGCTGGTGCTCAAGGAGATGACCCCGCATGGCGAGTTCAAGCAGCGTGTGGAGATGCTCGGATTTTCCGAGCGCACAGCACAACGCTTTATGCAGTCAGCGGCAAAGACCGCCAAATCCGCCAATTTGGCGGTTTTAAGCACCCAGGTCAAAAGCGCCAGTGCATTCCTTGAGCTTGTCACCCACGACGATGACACGCTGGAATCCCTCAAGGACATGGACGACATCGACCGCATGAGCGCCAGCGAGCTGCGCCAGGCCCTGCGCCAGGCCAAGGAGGACAACCGCTTCCTGGCAGAAAAGCGCGACAAGGAGTCGCAGCGTGCCGACAAGCTGGAAAAACAGCTGCGCTCTGGTCCCAGCACGCAGCCACTGGACGAACGTCTGCAGGGCTTTTGCGCCGATATCAACAAGGCTAACGACGCGGCATGCGAGGCATTGCTGCAGGCCAAGCAGCAGGCCCAGGCGCTGGAGCGCTGGTGGCTGGAAGAAGCCGCCAAGCAGCCCGGCTACTCGCCTGGCGACTACGTGCCGATGCCCGATGAGGTCAAGGCAGCGGCCCAAAAGCTCTACGACAACCTGTCACGCCTGACTCTGTCCGCCGCCGCATTGCGCCAGGAGCTGTGGGACACCTACGGCCAGGACCTGCAGGCTTTCGTGGATACCACCGCCGCATAAGCCATGCACACCGACCTGGAGGCTACTGACATGGCTTCACTGAGCCCTGCAATCTGCGATTACATCCGTCAGCTGGCGCGCAAGCTGGATGACGCGCCCCACGGCACGGGCGGCAAGCTGCTGGACGAGGCCACCGCATTCCTGGGCATGAGCCGCCAGACCGTGTACCGCCACCTCAAGAAGGTGGCGGGCTGGGAAAGTGGCCGCAAGTGCCGTGCCGACAAAGGCACCACTAGCGTGAACAGCGCCGCGCTGCTGACGCTGGCCACGATCCAGCGCGAGAGCGTGCGCGACAACGGCAAGCAGACCATGCACACCCCGGTGGCACGCAGCGTGCTGGAGGCCAATGGCCTGCAAGTGGACGTGAGTAACGCGCACCTGAACCGGCTATTGCGTGACCGCGGGTTGAATGTGCAGGCCCAGCGCCAGGCAACGCCTGCAACCAAGCTGCGCTACCCGCACCCCAATCACACGCACCAGGTGGACCCCAGCCTGTGCCTGGTGTACTACCTCAACGGCCGCCAGCACATCATGGAGGACAGCCAGTTCTACAAGAACAAGCTCGAAAACCTTGCGAAAGTGAAGTTCAAGGTCTGGCGGTATGCCCTCTACGACGGTGCGTCGGGCGCAATCGTGGTCTGGTACTGCGAAGCAGCGGGCGAGACCCAGGCCAACCTGTTCAACTTCCTGATGCACGCATGGGGCAAGCAGGATGGCCGCCTGTTTCATGGTGTGCCCAAGGTGATGGTGTGGGACAAGGGCTCGGCCAACACATCGCACGCTATCGGCCACCTGTTGCGCGCGCTGGAAGTGGAGGCGATCACCCACGAGGCCGGCAATGCACGCGCCAAAGGCGGCGTGGAAAACGCCAACAACGTCATCGAAACCCAGTTCGAGAGCCGCCTGCGCTTTGAACCTGTGGACAACGTCGAGCAGCTCAATGCTGCGGCCACGGCCTGGTGTGAGGCATACAACGCCAACCTGATCCCCGGCCAAGACACTCGCCTGCGCCGCGATGGCTTGGCCGAGCCTGTGTCGCGCTATGCACTGTGGCAGCGCATCCGCAGCGATGAACTGCGCCTGCTGCCTGATGTGGAGGTGTGCCGCGCGCTGATGGCGGGCAAAGAAGTGGAACGCAAGGTGGATGCGCACCTGTGCATCCGCTTTAAGCACCCCAAGGCAGAGTCCACGCGCACCTACAGCCTCAGCGGCCTGCATGGCGTGAATGTGGGTGACGTTGTCAGTGTGCGGCCCCTGGTGTATGGCGAGCAGGCCATACAGATCGAGCTGCAGCGCTACGACGGTGAGCCGCTGGTGTACCGCGTCGAACCAGAAACCGAGTTTGACGAATTCGGTTTCCCGCTGTCTGCCGCCGTGCCTGGCGAGGGCTACAAGTCCCACGCCAAGACCGTGGCCGAGGCGGCCGGCGAGGCGATGGACGAGCTGGCCTTCCCTGGCCAGGACGCCACGGCAGCACGTCAAAAAGGGGCTGTGCCGTTTGGCGGCGAGATCAAGGCGCACAGCTACCTGGCCGAAGTCGAGCACCCCAGCTATCTGCAGCGCCCCGGCGTGGAAATCGCCACACCTGCGCACGCCAAGGCCGAGCCGGTGCTGCTCGACGCTGTCACCGTGATGCTGCGCATCCGCAAGGAGCTGGGCCGCAATCTGACGGTGCAAGAGAACCAGTTTATGACCGCGCGTTTCAAGGACGGCGTGCCAGAAGACCAGCTGGCCGTGCTCATTGAGCAGCTCAAGAACGCCGGCAAGGATCAGCCCGCACGCGCCGCTGGCGGCCTGCGTGTGGTGTGAAAGCGAGGGAAATGATGAACCAAGAAACCGACCTGCTGCAGCTGCACTTGCACCAGATCCTGAAAGACCTGTGCACGACCCAGGCTGCGCTGGCCAAGTACCTGCGCAAGCAGCTCAAGCTGCCCATTTCATCGGCCACCGTGTGCCTGATTTGCCGCTACGACAGCTGGCCCCGCCGTCCGAGCATGGGCTACGAGGTGCTGGCGCCCCATATCAAGCGCTTTCTGCTCGAGAACGGCGCCACCGCACAGCAGCTGGAAATTGCGTTCGAGCGCGTACACGGCCCCCGCGAATCTCTTAACGGAGGTGAGCCACTGCAGCGCGGCAACGCTGCAGCGGCCCCTGTTTCCCCCGGCCAGAAGGCCACTTTTGATGAGGACTTGACGATGCTTTTGCGACACCAACGCCTGGCCCCCGAGACCCGCCAGCACTTCAAAATTGTACGGGACTCTTTTGTGAACGAGATGTGCGGCCCCGACGATGTCTTCCTGAGTGACGATATCCGGTATGTGCGCGCCGCAGTACGCCAGACCGCACAGCACGGCGGCATGCTGGCTGTGACAGGCGAGTCCGGCTCGGGCAAAAGCACGATCCGCAAGGACTTGCTGGCGTGGATCGCGGCCAGCGGTGAGCCTGTGATCGTGATCGAGCCCTACGTGGTGGGCATGAGCGCCACCAGCAAGGCCGGGCGCCCGCTGCTGGCAAGCGATATCACTGCCGCAGTGATCCGCAACCTGGCCCCCAGTGTGTCTCCCCGACTCAGCCACGAGCGCCGGACCGAGCAGATGCACAGCATCTTGCGCGAGAGCGCCCGTGTGGGCAACAAGCATGTGCTGATCATCGAAGAGGCACACGATCTGGCCGTGCCAACGCTCAAGGCCATGAAGCGCTTTTACGAGCTGGAGGACGGCTTCAAAAAGCTGCTATCCATCATCCTGATCGGACAGCCCGAGCTGGCACGCAAGCTCAGTGAACAAAGTCCGGAAGTGCGGGAGGTGGTGCAGCGCTGCGAGCTGGTGACGCTGCCGCCGCTGGACAACAACGTGGGCGACTACCTGGCTTTCAAGTTCAAGCGTGTGGGCATGGACGCGGAAAAGATCATCGAGCCTGGTGCGGTCGATGCCATCCGCACCGTGTTGCGCCGCCATGTGCGCGAAACCTTCGGCGCACGCCAGGGCACGGTGCAGTCCCTGTGCTATCCGCTGGCGATCAACAACCTGCTGACCCGCGCCATGAATGCCGCCGTGCAAATCGGTGCGCCCAAGGTCACGGATGAGCTGGTGATGGCGGCCATTCGCGGGGGAGACTGACATGCGCCGTTATCAAGTGCTGATCACGTTCGACGATGGCCGCCGTGGCGTGCTCTCTGGCCTTTTTGCCAGTGACTGGCAGGCCATCGACATGGTGTACCGGGCCTTTGATGACGAAATGGTGCTGGCCGCTGTGCCGCGCCGCTTGGAGGTCGCATGAACAGCTGCCGCAAATCTCGTCGCGTGCACCCCCTGGCGTACCTGGTGCTGTGGCTGGGCATCGGGTTGCTGGCCACGCTGGCCGCCCTGGTGCACGTCGTCGGCCGGCCGCCTAGCTCGGCGCAGCTGGAAGCGTCCCACATGGCCGGCATGCGCGTCGGCTATTCCATCTGCCTTGGCGTGAAAGAAAGCGATGCAGAGACGCTGCCAAGGCCCCGTTTAACTGCAACCACTGGAGGTCGACCATGAGCGGAATCAAGATGGGCCAGGCCAATCGCCTGCTGATCCAGTACCTGGCTGAAAACGGCCCTCGCACCATGGAAGCGCTGCTGCTGCGCTTCCAAGGGCACACAGCGTGCGATATGTCGCTGCGCCTGCGAAAGCTGGCCAGCAACTGGTGGGTCGAACGCGGCAAGTCGCCCACCGGCGAGACAGTGTGGCAGCTGCACCCGGACGCACGCACCAAGCTGCCCGATCTGGGCATCACAACGAGCAAGCGCGGCCGCCCGCGTGACGTGGTGCGCCCGCCGTCTGCCGACGCGGCCCAGCCGCGCCGCGTCAATTTGATGTCGGCCCCGGTCTGGACCCCGCCAGTGTCGGCGCCGGCGCGCCCAGGTGCAATGGATTTCATGGCATGCCCCAGCCGCGGCTTTTGATGAGGTGACACATGGATATCGACAACCGAACCCCCGCATCTGTGCTGGAACTGGAGCAAATGGGCGCAGCGCTGGCCAGGGAAATGGCCGCAACCCTCAAGGGACGCACGATCTGCACGCCCGTGATCCTGCACGCATTGATCACGTTGCACCTTTTTCATGTGCGTTCCATGCCTGTCGACGCACAACGTGAGATCGGCTTTGCCATGGCTTCGTATGCCGGGGAGCTGATCTCAGCGCCCTATGCAAACCCTCAGCACGACGCACACCAATTCCCCACCGATTTACCCACTGCCTTGCAATAAAGGAACGACAAACCATGAACCAAAATATTCCTGAAACCATTCCTGGCTACTGGAAAAACGCGCAGGGTGCCCTGGTGCCGGAAGACAAGGTCAAGCCGATCGACAAGCTGCGCGACCAGCTGGTGCGCAGCCTGGTCGAACAGGCCCACGCGGCCAGCAGCACGCTCAAGCAGTTCAAGCTGCACGCGCTGACTGAAGTAAGCGCTCTGGTGGAAACCAGCGTCGAGCAGTACGGCGTGAAAACCGGCGGCGACAAGGGCAATGTGACCTTGTACAGCTATGACGGCAAATTCAAGGTGGTGCGCCAGATGCAAGAGCGCATTACGTTCAGCGAGCAGCTGCAGGCTGCCAAAGCGCTGATCGACAAGTGTGTCGCGCGCTGGTCCGAAGGCGCCAACGACAACATCCGCGCTCTGGTGAACCATGCTTTCCAGGCCGACCGCGAAGGCAACATCAGCACGGGCCGCGTGCTCGGCCTGCGTCGCCTGGATATCCATGACGAGGAATGGCAGCTCGCCATGCAGGCCATTGCGGACAGCATGCAGACCGTTGGCTCCAAACCCTATGTGCGCTTTTACGAGCGCGATGACCAGACCGGCACATATAAGCCGATCGCACTGGATTTGGCGGTGGTATGAGCGCGTTAGACCGACCTGTAAAGTGCTGCCGCTGCCGTTTTATACATACGGAGGCTGACCGCGTGGACCAGCCTTGCAAGCGGATCAATGGGGTTATTGAAACGGTATGCCCTCGATGCGGCTGCAAATCTTTCTACGACATGACACCAATTGTGGCGTGGTGCTATCCGTCCGGGCTGATCGCTTTTGGCACTCAACTGCCCCCGGAAGAAAACCGGGTATGGGCAGAAATTGGCAGCGGTCCCGCCTATTCATTCAGACCCTTCATTGCGGCAAAGGCTCGCCGAGGCTACGGAGAAGATGCTTTCAAGCACATAGTGCCCGGCATGTCAGAGGCAGAGGGGCTGCATGACAAGCACGCTGCATTTAGCCGCTGGATAGCCTCTATCAAGCCACGGCGACCGCGTGATGGCATTACGGTCAAAGAGCCGCAGCCATTTGTCAACGCTAACTAATAGATACCCCCCAGCTTGGCCCAACCAGCTGGGGGTTTTTACAAGCACTTCGCCACTTAGACCTATGAAGACAGTCGATGCCATTAACAACGCACAAGACAAGGCCAAGGCATACCGCAATGGCATGATCAAGCTCGTGCATGTGGCCCGCCGCGAACTGGGGCTGGACGAGCCGACTTATCGTGCCATCCTGCAGGCCCAGGGCGGCACCGAGTCACTGTCTGCCATGACCAATGGCCAGATCGACAAGGTGCTCACCTATCTGAAATCCCAGGGCTTCAAGGTGCGCCGCGCGCGCGCCGACCGCAAGCAGGCCGACAACCCGGACGCCCGCAAAATCCGCGCCCTGTGGCTGCTGCTGTATGAACTGAGCGCGGTCAAAGACCCATCAGAGGCCGCACTGGCGGCGTACGTCAAGCGCGTGGCCAAGGTGGACGACCTGCACTGGGCACATGGCACCCGCAAGTACTCCACAGCTGCTGGCGCCAAAAGCCGCGACCGCGCTGAAATCGTCATCGAAACTCTCAAGAAGTGGGCCATGCGCTTTCTGCCGCAGGCGATCGACCAGCTGAAAGCCGAAGTGCGCGGGCTGTACCAAAAAGGCGCGCTCACCGAGCAGCAGCTCGAGCACGCGCAGGCAGCATTCAGCCGCGATCTAACGCCTGGCGTCGGGTTTGATTCGCATAATTTTGTCTGGGACAATTTGCGCATCGCCGTGGGGCGACCTTTCCCACTACATAGCGCAGCAACGGACGATGTCCAAGTTCACAGACCGCGATTCCCACATGGCACACCGCAGGCATGAGTTTCTGGCGGATATGCAGGACGTCGCCAAAAAGGAGCTGACAGCATATCTGCCAGAGCCAGCCGCGGAAATGGTGGCTAGTGCGCTCACCGACCACCTGGCCACCCACTGGGGTGGCCAACTTATCAACATCCCCAAAGATTACCGTTGGCGCTTGAGCCAGCGCGACTCCGAAATCTACGCTGCTTTCAACGGGTACAACCATGCCGAGCTGGCCCAGCAGTACGGCCTCACCCAGATCCACATGCACCGGCTGATCCGCAACATCCGCGACCGACTGAAAAAGGCTTCCGACGCACGGAACCGTGACCTTTTTCACAGCTGAACCAAAAAAATTCGCCCGCCTGCGTGTTTCAATAGGGGAAAGAGAGTTTCAACACCGGGTTTCGATAAATTCCGGCCAATCCCACAATGTCCCGATTTATCACGTTCCCCGGTATCTCTTTATCTCACTCTCTTTCATCTGGAGATGCCATGAGCAACAACTGCCCCCATTGCGCCCGTGAGCACAGCCATGCCAACCTCACGCAGTTCTTTACGGAAGTCTTTAACACGCTGTCTGAACTGCGCCCAGGCTGGCATGGATCTGCGCTTCAGCCACTTGGGGAATGCTGCCCATGAATATGGCCCTTTGGATTGTCTTTGGACGCAATCACATGAAATGGAACACCGGATGACCTCACGCCGCAAGCGCCAGCGCCGCGACAAGCGAGCGCCTTGGCCAGACTTTGATGAACCCCAGCCCCGCCAGTGAGCGGGGCTTTTTCATGACCCAAGCCCGCAAGGGTGACTATCAGCCTGAAGAATCATGAGCCATACACACTTTGCATTGCTTGCCAAATTTGGCGATGTGAACATCCCGCTGGAGAAAATCTGCAAGGACTTCTTTGGCATGGAGCCCAAGAAGGCCAATGAACGCGCATGCCTGCAGGATCTGCCAGTGCCTGCGTACAAGCTGGGAGGCCAGCGCAGCCCTTGGTTAGTGGATGCCAAGAAGCTGGCTGACTATATTGACCTGAAGAAGAAAGAGGCCGAAAACGATTGGCTGAAGATGCGTGCTTAA